ATGTAATTGTGTATGATATAGCAAGAACTACTACGAATAATACAGTTATAGATTTTGATTCACATGACGACCATATAATTGAAAATCTACTTAGTGATGGAGGTGTATTAAATTACACTATGGATATGCGTGGTGAATTTGAAGAACTTGCACCTTTATACAAAAAGTATCTTAAATTAAAGAAAGGGAGTAACAAAAAATATCACATGATATTGATACGAACCGAAGATGATTTTAAACGTTTTAATGAACAATACCCAGTTAGTATTAATAAAAAACTAAAAGAAACTTATCCTAATAGTGAAATTGGTATCATGATGTACAATCTGAAATGCTCATGTGGAAACTATCGTTATTATGAAGAATTATACTTTTACATTTCTAAACAACCATTCAATAAAACAAATGAAGATATAGAATTTTATCCGTTTGAAAATATTACAACTCATTAACTAATCTATCCAGATGATCGGGTGAAGTTACTTCTATTAAATCGTCTTTCGCATCTTGGTACGAAAACCACCATCCTTGATAGGAATTTCCATCCTGATCTCCTTGGGGTGTAATCACTTTTTTCTCACACAATTCATCAAAACGAATACGACTGAGAAAGAACCAATGAATATCTTTGTAACCGATACCACAAAACAACAAAAATTTCCAAGGGTGATTTGGTTCAATGTGTTGCCATTTCCAAGAACGATCCTCGGGATCCCAATTACCCCCAGATTTTTGTTCAACCTTGTATTCCGATGGTTTGTGAATTTGATCGTACCCAGATTTCTTCTTGGTATCACCTTTGTGTCGTTTACCAAGTGATGGGAAAAATGCTCTAGCGTAATGTTCACACTCAGTTCCCATACTCTGTCCCCCACATCTATTGATGAAATGCATGATTTCCTTCGGTGCACCAGCGTTCTGATACCTTTCAATTTGGGTAGCCTTAAGCACCCTTGACGCCACAAACCTTGAAAGGGTAGAATTCATACTTACTGTATTGTCGATAATAGTTGTAAGTACCTCAGCGGCAATGATTTCGTCTTCAGACATATTTAAAGTTATCGGTGTATATTCAGACATGATGGAGTCTCGTGTGATTAATGATGATTTACTAAAAATCACCCCCGACTTAGGTACAGAAAGTGCTCAAATTGTGATCGCAGATCCTCCCTATAATATTGGAAAAGACTTTGGAAACAAGAGTGATAAACAGCCGATGGGTGAGTATCTTAAGTGGTGTGACGATTGGATCAAGGAATGTTTACGAATTTTACGCAAAGATGGTACAATGTTCATCTACGGCTTCAGTGAAATCCTGGCTCTCATCCTAGCTCGTATTCCAGAAGAAGTTAATAGACGGTGGGTAGTGTGGCACTACACAAATAAAACAACTCCATCACTCAATTTCTGGCAACGTTCCCATGAATCTATTATTGTTCTATGGAAAGATTCAAAGGTGTTTCATAGAGACGACGTCCGAGAACCATACACCCAAGGATTCGTGAATGGCGCTGCTGGTAAAACACGTAAAGGAACAAAGGGACGCTTTTCCAAAGAGGGTGCAGCTGATACAACGTATACGGCACATCCCGGTGGTGCTCTTCCTAGGGATGTTATCAAAATACCAGCTCTAGCTGGAGGTGCAGGAAAGAATGAACGCGTGGATCATCCCACCCAAAAGCCATTGGAGTTATGTGAAAAGCTTCTAAAGTCATGTAAACAGCCACCAGAAAACGGTTATGTTTTTGTACCATTTGCGGGTTCTGGTAGTGAATGTGTAGCGGCGAAGAAGCTTGACCTACCTTACATTGGTGTAGAAATCAATAAGGAATATTGTGATCTTATTCACAATCGTATAAGTGGTATTCCGTAATCCAATTCTTCAAGGATTGGATCGTTTTTGTAGTCTATTTTGTAATACACCTTTTTTATACCACTACTCGCAAGAGCTTTGAAACAGTTAATACATGGATAATGTGTCACGTACGCCACACAATCATCGATGGAGGCACCCCTCTTCGCCGCATCCGTGATTGCGTTAATCTCTGCATGAATCGTAGCCTGTTCGTGTCCATCCCTCACGATAGACTTATGGTTGGTACCTGCGAGGAACCCATTGTAGCCCATACTGATGAGGCGGTTGTTCTTCACGAGGACACACCCCACCTTCAACCTCTCACACGGAGATCGAACAGAGGCGAGATCTGCGACGTTTATAAAGTATTCATCCCATGTAATGCGATCAGTCATTACGAACCTAAGTAAATGTATTATTCATTTATTTTTTAAGTAAAAACAAACATGACTCTCACCGATTTCGAACACAAGCTCGATACTCTCATCAAGACGTACCCGGATGGGGTGCCTCGTGATGAAATGAATGAATTTTTTGAATACACGATTGAAAACAAGGATGTCCTTCTTTACGGAGTGAGTGATGAACTACTCTATGCCGTGTGTGATAAAGCCTATGATGACAAACGTTTTCATACATATGGTGAAACCATTAGTGGGCTGTGCGAAGAGTTTAGGGAAGCGAAACCGAGTCCGGCTGCCACCGCGAACAAACAGTTCGAAATGAATAATTCGGTGAGGGAGAATGCTGTATCTTGGGCTGAAAAGGCCGCAGCTCACGATCAGAGGAACTATCTAGTATCTAACACACGAATGCTGGATATGTTGAAAGATATGATGGAACATTCGGACAAGATGGCGAGTGAAACCGAGAAAAATCAAGTCATTGTGGGTAAAATCTTCGCACTCAAGTTTGCACCCGAGCCAGTGAAGACACCTAGTATCTACGAGCGTGTGTGTAGAATGTTTTAATCACGTATTTCTTCGTGTATTCGGTCCAGATGAACCATCTTGTATTTAACGCGGATTTTTATTGGCCATGGTTAAAGAGGATGGGCGTTGAGTTTTAAATAGGATGACAAATAACGAACGGGTCGGTTTAATTTACAAAATTACAAGTCCATCTGGGAAAATGTATGTCGGTAAAACGGTCCAGTCCTTTTCTGCAAGAATGCGTCAACACACAAAAAAAAATTCGAGTTGCGTGGCACTGGCACGAGCAATCAATAAATACGGGTGGGACCAAATGAAACGTGAAATCGTCGAAGAGAATATCCCGGAAGATCAATTAAATGATCGGGAAAAGTATTGGATCAAAACGTACAACACGATGACACCGCACGGGTACAATCTTATGGAAGGCGGTGGTGAGGGTGGGACACATTCTGATATTAGTAAGCTTCGTGCGAAAGAAAGTAAGCAAAAGCGTGCGATAGTGAAAAATGGGTATCGGGGTTGGTGTAATGCGGCGCACGGTTTATTTTCGCCAGTGGTCAAGATAGATGGAGAAAACGTGTACATATCTCACGGTTGTAAAACTCGCGAAGAAGCGGTGGAAATTTTGCAGCGGTACACGGCTGATCCCGAGGGTTTTGAAATGCCCGAACGCATGAGACCGGCGGGTTCCGGGAGTGTACATTTCAATAAAAGACAGGGTAAATGGCATGCGAAAGGTTCCCGAGACAAACATATTGGATATTTCGACACCGAGGATGAGGCTAGACAAGTGTTAGAACGGTACAATGCTGACCCCGAGGGCTTTGAAATGCCCGAACGCAGGAGACCGAGGGGTTCCGGGTGTGTATATTTCAATAAACAAAAAAATAAATGGTGCGCGGAGGCGCCGCGGAACGGCAAGAAGAAGTTCCTCGGGTGCCACGACACCCGGAAGGAGGCTAGAAGTGCGCTTGATAAATATCTCATCTCAAATCCTTATCAGCCGTGTAGTACGTCTTCCCCTTAGTGGCGAAACTATGAACCCTAGCATATGCCCATGCTTGGGGAGATGCTCCCGGTCGGTGCCCGGTTCTCCATGCAGCGAGTCCCCTATTGTAGATGGTCTTCACAGTCTTTAGAGGAATGCCAGTAGCCTTAGCAATATCTGGTAACGACTTGACATCTGATCCGTACCTTTTCCTAAACTTTTGGGTGTAGGAGGAAGTCTTTGTCTTTCTTCCTTCGTCTGTTCGGAACTTGGTATAGTCCTTCTTGAGCATCTTCTTGTAACGAGTTTCAACCTCCTTGAGAGTCCCAAGCCCCCTGAAATATTTGAGGGGTGCATAGACTTTACCTTCTTTTCCACGCAGTTGCCCCACCTTCTTGGTGATGGCAGCATCAGTAAGAGGCATCTTACTTTTTAGTGATATTTTTTATCACACAGAATAGAAATGGGACGAACGTGTTCTCTGATGATATGTGATAGTACTAGACCTAAACATATTGATTTATTTTTCAACAGTGTATGGGGTAGGTACGATGAGCCAGTTAATCTTGAATTAAATACAGTACATTGTAATAATATATCTCTAAGAAGGATTCTATCTATGAAGAAGGTACTGGATCATCATAGACCAAACTCTCGCAAGTATGTGGAAAGTAGTACGATCATAGTTGGATCGCAAATCGCACGTAGGGTCTTACAAGTTGGACTATTTCTTGTTAGACCTGAGAAACCCGTGTTTATTAAGGTCGCCCCATGAGTTTCTTCACATGCTCCACGAACGTCTCCCCACGATGAGATTCCGGGAACGTTTTGAAGTACAACGTAAATACGTCTGTACCATTTAAATGAACGTGGAGGAGATAAATCAAGAACACCACGACGTTGAATATCGCATCCTCTGTGTTTAAAAGAGACCTCGATGGATCTTTTACATAACTGAGTAATGCAAATAGAATCTCTAAACCAATTATAACTACCCTTTTAGACCAGTGATAATCACTTGTAAATCTAATCGACGTAGTATATGCAGCAACTCCAACTGCTAATAATAGAGGTAATAGAGGAGAGTAGGGATTAAATCCCAAATAGTATGATACGGATAAAGCCCACAACCACCAACTAAACACAAGACTCTTCTTCCTCATCTATCTTCACTTGAGATATTTTATAGCTGACGCGATACTGGAATATATACACTTTCCAAATCTAACGCGCCCTGTCCTAGGATTGTAGTACCCCCTGTGGCCATTGAAGATACATTTGTGAAGTTCACCCATATAAAAAATACAAGATTATAATAATCAGGTGAGATGGGGTTGTCAATAATTATGGGAAATATGTTTTCAGGTAAAACATCTGAACTGATTCGGCGACTTAAGCGTCTAAAAGTTATTGGAAAAGAAATTTTGATCATAAATTCTTCCAAAGATACGAGATCCCCTGATGATGTTCTTAAAACGCACGACAATGTCAAATTTGACTGCTTCAAAACATATGATCTTTTTGATGTCACGGATACTTTGTCGTTTCATGATGCCGATATCATAGCGATAGATGAAGCACAGTTCTTCCCTAGATTGAAGAAGTTCGTTGAGTGCTGTCTTTACTGTGAAAAGAGTGTAATTATAGCAGGTCTCGATGCTGACTCTTTTCAAAGGAAATTTGGTGAAATTCTAGACTGTATACCACTTGCTTGTGACGTCACTAAACTTTCGGCTTTGTGTATGTGCTGTAACGATGGAACTCCTGGACCCTTCACAAAGCGTATGGTGGCTGATAAAACTCTAGAACTCATTGGTGGGAGTGACATGTATAGCGCAGTTTGCCGAAAACACTTATAACTTCAAGACACTGTCAGATATATTACGCGCTATCCTACGAAACCAACCTAATGGGGTCACTGAATCATTCTCATATAATGGAATAATTAAAGATATACGAGTGCACCCATTTTGTTGCTTAGAAACTGAATGTTTAACATCACTGCCATTGTACACCACACCCTTTCCAGCTTTACTCTCGTTAATTTTGACTTTATCGTTACGATCCTTAGTCATGAGATGTGATGTATTACATTCACTTGTGTATATATTACACACATACGTCTTTCTCTTACCATCTGTGAAATTGTTGTCAAAGTGCCAGTCAATGTAGTGACCACTTTTGTTGTACAGTCTCAGAAACCAACAGTATTGTTCATTTTTACAGTCAGCTGCTTTCGTTTTATCACTTCTAATCTTAGATACATATTCATCTACCAATTTGAATACTTGTGGTAATTTTTCCTTAATTGTACCCCGAGTGATCTTGTAACCTTCAACTGCACCTGAAGCAGATTTATTACCATGGTTTTGTGCGATGTGTATGATGTCATTTACATATGGATTTAGACTGTTAGATATTGTACTACAATCCAACTCCTTAAACTTACCACTCTGAGCTGGTTTAAGATATCCATTCCATAAGTTTAGAATAAACGGTAGCAGTATTACGAACAATATGATAAGTATCGTTCTAATCTTCATATAATACAGTGTCATTTTTTTTCAACTCCTAAAATCTTTTTACATCTAGGATGAGTACAACCCGTTTACTGTTCCCAGTTTTGATAACTTCGTGGTATCTTGAGTGATCAAATAGGAAATCTTGACCCTCACGATGGACGTGTGGTCCTCTTTCTGTATACAAAGTACAGTCACCATTTCCAAGTATCGTGAGATGATATCTAAGTAAATGATTTGTTTCAGCTCGGTGAGGTGATAGAGTCATAGGAGCATCCATAACTGCGAACGAAGCCGTAGACTCCTCAATAGAGGGTATCTGTCTAACAAGACTTTTGAGTTTGGGGAACTGATCAAATTTGTATCGGTAGTAGTTATCATTTTTGTCAAACCAAGGATCGACGTCATGATACATAGTCTTCTCTAGAGTTTTTGAAACTTCTTCAAATTCTTCACGTATCTGCTTATAATGTGATTTGATTAACCAGAGACCCCTGAAATTCCAGGGTGAGTACGTGGGTGAATGAG